TCAACCCTGCGCCTGCCCGCAGGCCCCGGAATGGAATACCCCCCCCGTGGGAGCGCAAACTCAAAGCACCTCTCAAAAAGCGGAACCCAATTCTCACGAAAGGCTTTGGCCTTGTCGTATCGCGCTATAAACTTCTTGGCGATAACTTCCATTACTCAAACCTGCCAAGAAATCCTGCACCATCTGAACGCAACAAGGAGCGACGACCCGCGCCCCCGCGCATTCCGCGCTTAATAGTACCCTCATCAAGCGCATCGGAAATATCATCGGCCTTCTTGTCAGCGCGTTCCTCAATGGCTTGACGCTTTGCCTCTTCAGCATCCATGCGCGCCTGCGCCGCTTGCCTTTTTTCTTCCTCGGAAGGACCACCGCCACCACACATATCAAATCTCCTTTTGTTTTATGTTTGAGAACACAAGCGACAGATCACATCAACGCACAATTCAAAGCCTAGCCCAAAGCCCCTGCTTACGTCTGCGCCCCTTTTGAAATACATCAAAATCAGTCTTGGCAATAGAGGGGACCGCTGGCTTCTGGCTATTAAGCAATGCCCTACCCTCGCCAGCGCCAAGCATTAGGTACTGAAGCCCGTCATGGATGTGGCTGAACATGTTCTTATCTGGCTTATCGTTGTATCTCTCACCGCTAACCTCCATGCGCTTGTAGGCATAGCCGCCATTGAAGCCTTTGATAAGCGTAGAGCAGCGACGATCAACCAGAAACGCAGGCTTCCCATCGTGCATCTTCATAAGCTGGGCGCCGACAGCTTCCAATCTTAGATCAACAGAGTTTGAATGGGTAGGGAAGGCGCGCAACCCAGCGCCGCGCAGAATCTGGAACGGCGTAGACTCATCTGTCTGCGCTCTGAAGTCACCAGCAGGGTCACCGAAGATAAGAGTTTCGGAGCATCCGAAGAAGCGTGTGGCAAGTTCAGTCCGCATTACCTCGGCAAACCTGACAATGCCCATATCAATAGCCACAATCTCGGATTGAATCAGCCATCTGCCGCGTATCTTCTGGCCAAACACAGCCGCTGGCGTAAGGCCAAAGTCAACGCCGACATAGACTGGCATCCCCGCGGCAATCGGCAACGGCTCCTTGGCGACATGCACATCCTCTGCAAACATGGGATACACTGGCTTCCCGTCCTGAATATGCCCAAGCCTATTCATCACATAGACATCAATCCATGACTTGGTCTTACCCTGAATAAGATTCGGGTAGTAAGACTTCATCATGTTCTTCTGATTCTCGGCCAATGGGTTTGGCTCGTAGTTATCAAGCTCCCCAGCCTTGTTTCGCTTCTCCGACATGCCGCTTGGCTGTGTGTAGAATTTCCAATTGTCTGGCGTCACCAGCATTTTAGCCTGCTCACGCGGGATGTGATCCGGAATCGGAACCTCTCCAGACATGATGGGCCACCAATGGTCCTCTTCAGGCGCGTTGGTATCGGCAATAACGCCAGTCCAAGTAGGGCCACCATCACGCATAGAAGGAAAACGACCAACACGCATCGTACAGGCGTCAATAATGCTCTTCGGAATCTCTCTTGCTTCGTTAATCCAGATGCCAGTAAGTTCGAGAGACAGCAATTTCTTAACATCTTCAGGCCGATCAAGGGCCAAGAAGAGAACCTCAAGGTTAATATCCCCCTTCTTGATGTGGTGCGTGTAGGGAACCGACCAAGTAAACTTTCCCCAGTCAGCTTCCGGAAACCAATCCAGCCAAGTCTTGATTGTCGTTGTTCTTAGCTGCGGGTTTGTGTTCCGGATGATAGCCCAGCGGCTCTTACGAATACCATCTGGCCCCTTATTCTGCTGCAAGGCGCGGCGGAAAACCTCAACGCAACAACCAACAGACTTGCCACTACCAACCGGACCACGAATGCCACGAAAGAATGTATCATCCTTCATAAACGCCTTCAGGACTTCGCCGTCTGGCTTGTACTTGAAGTCGGTCATTTTGCCAAAAGAGTCTTATCAGCCATTACCGTAATCCTTTATCAACGCCAAACCTGATCATCCGCTCGGCAATCTCTGGACCTAAACTGTCAATCAACTTATCGCACTCTAGGTCAGTCACAAAATTTTTGCCATGCTTCGCAACCACATGCGCAAGATGAACCTTGCGGACAATCCCGCGTAACAAATTTCTGTCAGCTTGCGTCAGAATCATCGCTTGGTCTTCCTGCCAGTCTTGCGCATAGGACGCCCGTCAACCCGTAACCTCAAAGGATGCTGGGGAACAACAGTAGCAATAACCTCCCTGCTCTCAGAAGTACGGGTCAAACCACTCCAGTACCGACCAGCTAACTCATGCACAGGCCCGTCATAAGGCTCCCCACTCTTAAACGCCCACATCCTAATCCTCCAACAAAGGATTCAACAAACTACGCCGCGATACACCATTGCGCTTAACACCCTTGTACGCAGGGTCATTCCGCTCAACAGGATCACTCCTTAAATCAGGCAAAGGGCCATAGTCAGTCTTCTTGTAATACTTGTTAGGACCACCACCACCACCACCACACATCAGATATCCTCCTTCTTCTCCGTTTCGCTCAACTTACCACCACCATAGCCACCACTGCGTAACGCTAACTTGGCTACCGCCATGTCCATACGCTTGGGAACCCTCTCAGCCTTCTTACGCTTCTTCGATGACTTCTTCATAACGAACCTTTCTCAAGAATAATGTGAGCGAGAGGGTATGACAGGATAGGCACACTCTACTTTTCCCCCCACCCCCCTCTCTACCACACTGACAGGGAACCTTTTTTCCCCAGCGAAGGCACTACTACCACCACCCCCTCACAGACCAGCTAGCGACAGCTAGCTGCGTCAAGCCAGATCAATGGCAACCCTGATATCGCCTGCTATCTGAACCTGACTTCTGTCTATCGGCTTGAACCCTGCACGGTCTAGCAAGTCCTTGCTTGCCTCCAACTGAACGTACTCACTGCGGGCATTTCCGGACAGGTCAACCACCTTCGCCAACGCCCTAACTGCATGTAATCCAAAGGCTTCTGCGGTCTGCTGCATGAGATACTGTTGGACATGGCTGGTCTTCATGGCTTTCCAAGCGCTTGTTCTTCCGGAGTTTCCCTCTGCATATCCTGCTTCGGCGCTGGCCTTAGTGAGTTGTCCGCCGTTCGCAACATACGCTTCCACGAGCGCCTTCTGTCTTGGTGTTAGCTTCTGTTGGTTTGTTGATCTAATTCGCGTCATGTCCCATCTCCCTTCTTTGCCCCCCTCTCCCTCTCTCCCCCCACCAACTAGCCCTATCCTAAGCCCCTGTGTCAACGCACAAACTGCAGTGGGTTGCGGGAGATGATGACTGTTCCGCCAGACTGAAGGGCCGATCACTCCCCCCTTCATGGTATCCACCACTTACCGCACTCACATCAAGCGGTGTCGGCTTCTACTGCGGCCACCTCTCCACCTATCAGGCGCAGACTCCTTGGCAACGAAGCCCAGAACCCCACGCTCTGGATAGGCTACCACTTCTGGCTCACGCGGAGGCACTACCCTCCAGTGGCGCTCACACTCCACCGACTCATCTTGCTGCCGCAGACAGCGTATCGCTCACTGATCACGCACATCCCATACCATACCTCTAAGCCACGCAGACAACTGCATAACGTACCATAACACTCCAGTTTCTGAACACGATGTCGGACCGCCACTAATACTGTTCATTGCCTTTGATCCCTTGTCTGCACGGCGATGCCCTCGCATTCATCCGGCGTTGCATGGGCCGCAACAGTTCGCAAGGGACGCTTCGCTCTTCGCCCTTGCGAACTGCAAGCCTCGCTGGCGCTCGGTTGCAGCCCATGCGCCTTGTCTTCATCGCGAGGACATCCCCTCGCGAGCAAACAAGGAAGCAAGCAATGACCAAAGTATTAAAAGTGTCCGACATCGTGTCCCAGAAACTCGAACATATTAACTACTATCGCGCAGATCATCTGAACGATGGCCTCTTCATCGGCATGGCACGGGACGCCTGCTACTCAGCGAACAACACGCTCGTCTTCAAGCGGAAGCAAATCGCTGACTCGTTGGCAGAGTATGACCGCCACAAAGCGGAGGATAATACCTACGCAAAAGAGCGCTCAGAACAGTGGATTGCCCGCCTCTACCCAGAGCTTGAGGTTCTGGAAGAGTGCTTCGATATCGCAAAGGCAGTCTACTCAAACCTGACAGGCGGCGAGGATTGGAAGCCAGCAGAGAAGAAGCAGGCTCCACCCAAGCTTGACGTTGAGGCTCTGCGTAAGCGGGTTGCATAACACGAAGGAAGGGTCGAGCAATCGGCCCTTCACTCTTGCTCCACATGAAAGGATTAACATGCCAACTCTGATCATCTCTATCCTTTACCCACTGCTAGCGGCAACGCTGGTCGGGTTAACACTGGCGCACTACTACATAACCCATTGCGTCTTCAGTGATGCACTCTTCTGCTATGAACCACTGACTGCCCTCTTCCCAACGGGTTGAGGAAGGGAGGGAGCCACCGGACTTAGCGCGAATGCTCAATCAGGACGAGCCAAGCGTGAATGAATGAAAACAAATTCCACTTACATCTCCCTCCATTTAGGAGGCGAAAGGAAAAGCAAATGAAGTATGAATACACAAGTGCATACGAGACTCCGGTCTATCTATCCATCAGCGCTTATGATCTTGGCCGACTCATCAAGATTCTTGAGGCAACAACGGCAGAAGAATCGACCAAGTATTTCTTGAGCCAGACGATTCGCACAATGAATCGTGCGCTGACTGAAGCTTGCAATGCAATGATCAACGAAGGCGAGGGCATCAAGAGAATGCTCACAGAAAAGGAGAACAAGAATGCTTGATATCGTGAACAACAAATGGGAATTTCCCGTGGAACTTCAGCCCGTCTTTGATCAGATGGGGAATCAAATCATCGGCAGTCAATGCGTGGTGCGCACTGATACCAACGCAGTGCTTGGGGTACACGGCTCCAAGTACAAGCTGGTATCCAATGACTTGATCATTGACCACACGATTGAGGCAGTGAAGGCGGCTAACATTTCACGAGACTACACCGTGAAGATCAAGACCGCAGACAACGGCGCAAAGATG